TGTGCGGAGAAGTTGTTCAAATACGACAACCAATTGGAATAGTGGTGAATATGACATATTACAGAAGCAAAGGCGATGAGCGAAATCACGAATTGTTGCTGGAAGTGGAATATCCTGGGGGCAGCAGACTCAAAGATGTTTACTATCATTTCAATTCAGTTGAGGAACTTTCCAAAAGCTGCGAAAAGGAGTAAAATAACACAAGAGGAGACTATGGAAAAGGATGTCCTCCAACAGCATTTCCTCGATCGGCTAGTTCACATCCTCGCCCTCCGCAAGCAATATTCCGACGCTGTCAATTCCTCTGGTGTTCATTTGTTCTATATCGCTGCCAAAGCAACAGTAGCAGATTGTGTGGAAGCAGGATGTTTGGACGAGGCCAGAGAATTGCTGAGGCAGGAAATTCAGGCTACTACAGAAAACAAGCATATCTTGAAATTCTTTGCCAACAAAGAAGTGCCTGTTAAGCACTTTGTCACATTCATTTTCACGCGGACAAGAAAAGAGCTTGTAAAGGTAACCCTTTAACGCTGGGGTAACGAAAGGTAACGGAAATGTCCGAAGAAAAAGGGGAAAATCCTATTCCCGAGGAATTGCGGGCTGTAACTGAAGCCCAGAAAATTCTCAAGTTTCCAAAGCAGCGCCAGGAAGAGGCACCACAGCCCAAAGAGCGAGCAAGCACAGAGTCTTCTAAGGCCAAATTCCTAGAGGCATTCAGAAACACAGGTGTCATAGCCAGGGCGGCGAAAGAAGCTGGGATAAACAGAAAAACTTATTACGACTGGATAACAGATGACCCAGAATTTGCAGAATTGTGCGAAACAGCCAGAGAAGAATGCATAGAATTAGCAGAAGCAGAACTGCACAGGCGGGGACTAGTAAAAGACCCTAAAACCCGCGACACAACAGCACTGATTTTCTGGCTAAAAAAGAACCACCCAAGAAAATATGGCGACGAAACAAGAGTAAAAGTAATCGGCCCAGAAGAAGTAGTAAAGCAAGTAGCACAAGTTCTGGCGGAGCATGTAAAAGACCCAGCACAATACGAAGAACTTCGCCAAGCACTAGAAAAACTGACATCAGGATAAAGGAGACAATTATGACCTCAAATCCAGAAGATCCATACATTGAAGATGTAGGCGGCATAGTAGAAATAAAAGATGGCCAGAAATACAACAGGTCTCACAGCCCAGCAACAGGCAGATTTTCTTCTGGAGGCGGAATGGGCAGAACAGCGGCACCTCCAATTCCTGGCATGGGAGGAGGATATCCTGTTATGAAAAATCGTGGCTCTCAAGCAAGCGGTGGAGGACATACAGTAGAAGCATTTGATCCAAATACTCGAAAGAATGTAACTCTAAAATCTGTTGGTCGTCCAGTTCCCGCAAGTTCAGTCAGAGTTGATCACACTTCATATATTGCTGCACATGGTAAGAATCCTCGGTCAACGCCAGGGGCTAGCGCAGGCACAACTTGGGCTTTCAGTTTTGGAAATCGGAATAGCCCATACAAAATGTATCGAGGCAATTTGACTCAGGCTAGTGGTGCGGCACGAAAGGATGCAGGATTGTTAGGTCACTATTCCATTCACACACAAGGATAGCAGAATGGCTAAGCGAGATAGAGAATCTGTCTGGGACAGCAAATGATATCTTTCATCAAAAGACAATTCCAGCGAGCAGAGAATCTAACAGATAAAATCTTGCGAGAAACAGAGAAGACAGCAAAACAAGCAGGTATTCTGCCTCCATTACCAAAGAGGAAGAAATGAATAGCAAATTTGATATGTTTCTAGTTGGGTGGCTTTTTGGTGCGCTGCTTGAAGGAGTTTTCATTTTGTTGGTATGGAAGATAGTAGGATAAGTGAAATGTTCTTTCCAAATAGGGAGCAAAACTCCTATCTAGCTTCGGGCAAAACGTCCTTTCCTAACTCGGGAGTCCAGTCTCTCTCATCCTCCGCTCTTCCTTTTCTGCTCGCAATCTCTTTGCTCACACTCGTTCTGAACCTATATAACGCTAAACAAGCAGGTATGGCTTATTTGAAAAGCAGGCTCATCCTGCCAAATGATGAACTGGCTAGGGCAGCAGGAATAATGAGGGATAGGGTACGAACGCCATTTTAATGTGGGGTACGTTCCCTAATAGTCTGGCGTACGTTCTTAAGGAAAATGCAAAATGCCAAGAAAACGAGACTTTTGCCAGTGTGGCCGGTTAAAGGGCGCTGATGCAGAAATCTGTGAGAAGTGTCATTTGCGGGCGATTGGAATGAGCACCAGGTTCAAAGAAGGTGAAGACCACCCTAACTATGACCCACGGTTACATCGGCAGAGAAACCCTAATCGGTATGATGATTAGGTACGAGCGCCATGTTAAAGTGGCGTACGTTCCTTAGACAGGCTAAATGGGCACAATAACAGAACAAGAGCAAGAGAATAAATGGCTGGCAAGTAAGCTCCTCAGGGCAATGCCTGCTAAGCCTCTCTCGCGAGACCCACTAGAAAAGACTGATATCGTTCTCTGGGCACAAAGACACTTCTATATCCCTGAGACAAGCCAGCCTATCATCCTCTATCCCCACCAGCAAGCAGTTCTAAGAGCAGGACTGTATCCCTACGGTATTCCTTTTCCCTTTACTACTATTATCTACAGTGCGATAAAGAAGAGCGGCAAGACAGCAATAGCAGGCGTGATAGCAAGATGGATAGCCGAGAAATGGGTGGAGGCAGGACAGATATTCTGCACAGGAAACGATGCGGAGCAGGCACAAAGCAGAGCATATCGCGCCTTCCGTAAAAGTATAGAACTAACCCCAGGCTTTCTTCACGGCCAAACAGGCCTGCTGCCAGGAAAGTGGCAGGTAGCAGAAAGACGCCTGCTTAGCTTAGCAAACGGCACAGAAGTAAAGCCAATAGCATGCGACTACAGAGGAGAAGCAGGAGCCAACCCCACCCTAACAACCTGGACAGAATTGTGGGGATATGAACACGAAGACGCAAGAAGATTCTGGGAAGAGATGACACCTGTTCCAACCCTGCCAATTTCCTTTAGATTAGTAGAAACCTATGCTGGTTATGACGGAGAAAGCGAACTGCTCAGTAACCTTTACTGGCTAGGCAAGGATGGCAGACAGTTGACCGCTGGAGAGCTTTACATCATGACAGGGCAGGGGTGCCCTGGTTGTGAAAGAAAGTACGAAGGCCAAGAAAAAGCCGTTTTGTGCCGTGGAGGGGCGGGTTCCTCCTCAGGAAATGGTTGTGAAAATTCGTCTTCGAATAAAAGGAGCGTTAACGCGGTAAATACTCCCGAGTTGGAAAACGGATTCAGCCAAAAATTTGCGGCAGTGAAATTGGCTTTTGAAGAAAACAGCGTTAACGCGGGAACTTTGTTCCCAGAGGACTGCCCTCTACGTGGAAAGCCTTGGTGTGGTTTTGATGAGTGTCTCCAGCCTGAATCTCCTGTTCCTGTATGGATTAATGAGAAGGCTTCTTTATTTATGTATTGGGATTCTGGTTCTCGTGCTCGCCGCATGCCTTGGCAGGTTGGTAAGAAAGGCGATGCTTATTATGAGGAAGAAGAGGCGATACTTCACCCACGGGCTTTTTCTCGCCTTCATCTTAATGAATGGGTTGGTGCCGAATCTGCATTTATTCCGATAGAGATATGGGATGCTTGTGGCGAGGATTTACCTGAGCTGGATGCCAAGACACCTATTGTTATTGGTGTAGATGCTGCTACTACTGGTGACTGTTTTGGCGCTGTTGCTGTTTCCCGCCATCCCACCAGAAAAACTGAGCCAGCGATACGGGCTGTAAAGAAGTGGGCACCGCCTGCTGGTGGGCGCATTGATTATGCCCAGTGTGAGGCATGGCTGCGGGAGGTAGTAGCACATTACAATGTCATACAGATTGCTTATGACCAGTACCAGTTGGAAGATATGATGCAACGCTTCCGGCGCGAGCAGTTGGTTTGGGTGAAACAATTTTCTCAAATGGGGGATAGGCTTGTTGCCGACCGTCAGCTTTACGATTTGATTTTGCAGAAACGAATTGCCCACAACAGGGATCCTGAGCTGCGCGAGCACATCATCAATGCTAACGTCAAGCTGCAAAAAGACGAGGACAGCAAGATGCGGATTGTAAAGAAATCAGCCGGCAGGCATATTGACTTGGCAGTAGCAGCTAGCATGGGAGTGGCAAGATGCTTATATCTGAACCTTTAAGATTTGCTCATTCTGCCAAAGTTAGCCTTGGTGGTTTTACCAGTTATTATCAAGACACCGGCTGCGATTTAGCACCAAGGTGCCAAGATTGCCCCAGGCCAAAGTGTCGATATGATGAATACAGAGGTCTTCGCAGCACAAAAATTAGAGCACGAAATGAAGAAATCCATCAGGCATATCTTGCTGGGATGCAAGCGTATCAGATCTGCCAGCAGTTTGGCTTAACCAAGCGGCGGGTCTGGCGTATATTATCGGAGACGAGAGCAGGTCTAGGAGAGGAAACATGACTTTTCTAAAGCAAATAGATCCATACATAGAAGACGCAGGAATAGCAATCTCTGAAGATGGCGAGAAATTTAACAGGTCTCATAGCCCAGCAACAGGCAGATTTTCTTCGGGTGGTGGAGGAGGCGGAGCAAGACCATTAAGCGGTCAAGGTGGAAATATGGGGGCAGGTGAAATAGCCAAATCAATAAGCAAGACCAAAGTAGGAGACTATGTAGAAATACATTACTCTTCTGGCACTACTCCTCTACGAGCAGGAAAAGTTTCTTTTAAAAACGAGGCGGGAACGAGAATGGAAGTGTCTCATATAATAGGCAAAGGGACTTTCAAAGTAGACATCAATCAGAATGGCATCTCTAAGATAGTTAGCAGACGTAGTAAGGATTAAGGGTAGCTAATTAGAAGAAGTGCAAGAGGTGAGACATGGAGAATGACAACGGCGAGAAATCGTACGACCCCAAAATTATCGCCAAAAGCGTAATTGATGTTGTTGATACAGCAACACCAGCTTCGATTGCGGCAGATGGTTTTGTTCTATGGATAGCGCAGGCTGCTGACCAGTTCATTCCTTGGGGACAACAGCCAAAGGCAAGGGATGCCCAACTGCGGCAGTTTGTTGTTAAGGAGAACTACTTCGCCTCGGCACTTGGCATTGTGGCTGCCCGCAATGCTAGTTTCTCCTGGCGGGTGGAAGGCAGGGATGCGCCTCGCACCAGCCAAATTATGCAGGATGTGTTGCTGAATGCACAGTATGGCAAGGGCTGGGAAGAATTCATTATCCGTCTCACTATCGATATGTGTACCCAGGATCTTGGTGCCTATGTTGAAATTGTGCGCGAAAGTGACAGCGATACAGCGCCAGTCATCGGCATTGGTGTATTGGATGCAGCAAGGTGCTGGCCTACTGGCAACCCCGAGAAGCCTGTCATCTATAATGGCACCACCGGCAGATGGAAAGAACTGAAATGGTATCAGGTCTGTCAGGTGATGGAAATGCCCTCGCCTTTGTCGGCTGGTAGCCAGTCGGCCACCTATAGCCTTCAGTACTGTGCCCTCACGCGGGCGCTGCGGGCTTGCCAGATACTGGCGAATGTTGCCATCTACAAGGATGAGAAACTTGGTGGCCGTTTTCAGCGCCAGATTCACCTTGTTTCAGGTGTTAACAAAGACCAGTTGCAGCAAGCCATCACTGAACGCAGGGAACTGGCCGACGCTGAGGGGCTTACCCGATACATGCAGCCAGCCATCGTCACTAGTGTTGACCCCAACGCGGATGTGAAGTTGGTGACGCTTGAGCTGGCCACCTTGCCTCAAGGTTTTGACGAGGAGATAACTGTCAAGAACTACATCACTGTTCTGGCCATGGCTTTCCTTACTGACTACCAGGAGTTTGCACCACTTCCTGGCGGCAACCTTGGCACCAGCATGCAGAGCGAAATCCTTCACATGAAGTCGCGGGGCAAAGGCCCAGCGCTGTTCATGAAGAAAATCGCCCATCTCATCAACGAGGAAATCCTGCCAAAGAATGTTGAGTTCAAGTTCGAGGAGCAAGACATCGAAGCTACTAAAACTATGGCTGAGTTGAGCAAGATGCGAGCTGAGGAACGAAAGGCAAGGATTGAAAGTGGCGAAATCACACCAGAAGTTGCTCGACAGATTGCAGTTGACAGTGGAGATTTGGCCCAGGAGGTCTTTGAAGCTATGGGTGGCACCGACGTCACGCCACCTTCGCGGGTCACACGAGATGATGAGAAGCCACAACCGATTCAGCCAGCCACAGGGCCGGTCAGACTACAGGCTCCTACAGCACCACCAGCTCCACCGGCTCCTCCTGCTAAAGTTCCTCCGCCTGTTGCGGGCGGAAAAGCAGACGATTTTGAGCAAGTCACAGAAGAGCGAGTTGCGCTGGAAGAAGAGACAGCTGTTGAAATAGGAACTATTCTGGCACGTGTAAAAGAAAAGGTCGCGCGCAGGCTCGCGCGAGAAGGCATTGCTACAAATTAAAGACAGATCACAAATAGCTGAGTGGGTTAAATATAATCCCTATCACGACAGGCTGGGAAGATTTGCTTCAGGCGGAGGAGGCAGAGCTGGTGGTGGTGAGACACCAAATTTGGATTTCGCACTGACTGGCCATGTTCAAGCTGCGCTGGGAGACCAGGAGATCATGCAGAAGGCATGGGAGCGAAATCCGAAAGAAGCAGCAAAATTGAAGCAGGCTGCCAGGAAAGAGTTAGACAAAGAATATCCTGGCATAAATAATGTTACCATATATCATGTTGGCCGAGGGGAGCATTTGATGGCAGGAGAATATGGCAATGGTTTGAAGCCATTCACTTCCTGCACTACTTCTTTGAGTTCGGCTAGGCAGGTTGCCAAGGATTTCAAAATTGAGAATCCTGTTCTGTTTACTGCTTCTGTGCCAAAGACTTCTGTGGCCACATGGTGGAAATCGAATCCTGTGTTCAATCAGTCAGGATTGCCAGCGAGTCACCAGAAGGAAATCCTGCTTGACAAGCCTATTCCATTCAGCCAGTTAACTAACATTCAGCCTGGATTTAAAGAGGCAAGTCAAAAATCTATCACTGATCTTCCAGACGACAACAAATTCTGGCAGGAAATCCGCCAGCAAGTAACAAAAGAAATCCAGCCTTTATTCCTAGAATTAATGCTAGCTGGTGTTGAGTTCGCCACAGAAGCAGTAAATCTGGCGAGGAAAAAGATTAGCGGGCAAAAAGCAGGGCCAATAGATACAGCAATTTATATTCCAGATGAAGATATTCTAGCCAGAGAAATAGCAGCATGGCTGCCAACTTTCACAAATTCCTGGTATGACACCATCGAAGTCACCACTCGTTCGCGCCTGCGAGATGTTCTAGCACAAGCTGTGCGCGAGGGGCAATCAATAGATTGGGTCTACAAATCAATAGAACCCCTTTTTGGCGCAACAAGAGCCTTGAGAATTTCCCAGACAGAAATGACCAGAATCTTCGCCAAAGGCCAGGATATGGTTTATACCGAAGCAGGTGTAGACACAGTAGAATGGCGAACAGTACGAGATTTTGCTGTTTGTAGTGATTGTGCTCCTCTTCATGGCAAAACATTTCCTAGGAATGATTCAGCTCATACTCCTCCTTTGCACATTTTGTGCCGATGCTTCCGATCGCCACATATTACAGAAGAGGCTGCTGCTGAGAAGTTTTTGTGAACCTGAGGCACTTTGTTTACGCCGAAAGGACACCTATAATTAAGTGAAAGAACAATGCTAGGCATTCAGGTGATTGCGCTGCCAAAGGGTTACAGCACGCAGCATACAGTTATGACAGCCACAGCCTTGAATAATTTTCTCAAGGATTGCCAGTCACAGTTTCAGAATTATCCAGCAGCAATGCCCTGGACAAGCCGTGTTCCAAAATCTGGGCCGCGCAAAGGCGGCAAGAGGACAGGTGCCTTGGGCCAGCATTGGAGCATGGAATACATTTCTATGTATGAAGGTCGGCTGACAAACCGGCTTGGTTATGCAGGTTATGTTGAAGGATACACTGACCATGGCAGAAGCGGCGAGCGACAAATAGGTGTAATGGCCAGACGAAGATGGCCTAATATCACAAAGGTGGCGAATACAACTTGGAAGAAGTGGCTGCCAAATGTAGCCAAGTCTTTCTCTGTAATTAGAGCGAGGTGAAAGATGCCCTATGACACAGTAGATGAACTTCCAGATTACGTCAAGAAAATGCCTGCCAGTGCACAAAGACAGTTTTTGGCGGTGTTTAACAGCGCGCACAAAAATTGTATGAGTGCCAAGGTGGGTGGTGGCGCTGGAGACACTAAAGCATGTGAGGCTGTTGCTTTCCGCATGGCAAATGGCGTCGTCAAGAAAGCCAAGAAAGACCTTGAGAGCAGATTTGAGATACCACCCGAATTTGAGTTTGCAGAGAATCTTGAACTTGGCGACAAAGAAGTAGAAGGCGAGAAGTGCGACGTGCCTTGTACAGCAGAGAGAGCGCCGCAATATGGTGGAGCAACTTCTTTTGCCGAGGTTGATGGCTGGTCAAATGCTCAGAGTGAAACAAGCAAGATAACCGGCCAAGCCTACATGTTCCGTGCTATCATCGATAATATTATGGAAAATGAGGATCTTTCTCTGGCTGAGAAGAGTGCTCGCATTGCTAAGGCGGCATCGGAATTGCCTGATCGTGTGGCTAATCCTCCTGAATACAAAGAATTGGGCGAGGGAGAGAAAGCAAGCAAGACCGAAGGTGGCGAGAGTTTTTCGGCCAGTGATTATGCTTATGTCCCCGAGTCTGATAAACCATCAACTTGGAAAATTCGCCTGACAGAATCCCCAGGAAAGATGACTGTAGCGCAAGTAGCGCGAGCCATCACTGCTTTGCAGCCTGGAGGTTTTAGGGGCAATGAGGCTCAAATTCCTGCGAGTGACAGAGGAGGCGTTAAGGCCAAGATTTCTGCTGCCATCGGTAAGATTCCTGGTGCAGATGACACCCAGAAGAAAGGTCTTCACAACCGTCTTGATGCTGTCAAGGAATTGGCGGAAGAGGAGAAGGTGGGCAAGCGGGTGCAGTCGGCATGGATTCTCAAATTAAAGAGTTTGCTTGGTTCCATGAAGGATTTTGTGACATGGGCTGAATATGAAGATGCCCAGCCTGCGGATCAGACAGCGAAGGCTGAGGAAGCCATCATTGAGGAGGGTGAGGCGCAGTTTGAAGATGAGGCAGTGGGTTTCAAGGTCTATTGGGATGAGAAATCTAATCTGCCGCGATGGCTGGCAAAAAGTTCTAATGCCTTCAAGGACAAGCATGAAGAGATTTTCCGCACTAATGCACTGGAGGAAGCAGTTGACCATGCGGATAAAATTGAAGAACGTGGCCCGTTGCTTTTCTTCCATATTCCTGGTGCACAAGTTGGTTCTTGTGACTTTCAGGCAGTCATTGGCCGTTTCCTTGTCGAGAGTGGAACCTTTGACGATACCGAACTCGGACGAAAGATGGTTGGCTACCTAAACGACCATCCAGAAGACGTGTTCGGTATTTCCATTGGTTACAAATACGACCGACAAGACCGCGAAGATGGCATTTATGACTGGCTGCGGATAACTGAGCGGTCACTTACTCCTCCAGGTGCTCAGGCGAACCCATGGTGCGAGCTGGTGGCCAGTAGCAAGGAGATTGATATGAGTCTTACGGACACAAAGAAAGCAGCCTTGATAGAGGTCTTTGGCGAGGAGCGGGCTGGCAGCATCATTGCCTCAGCCGAATCCCAGACCAAGGAACTTGAAGAGCAGGGTGTGGCCTTCAAGGAAGAGGAGGCAGTGGCAGAGGCCGCAGAAATTATATCTGAGGGAGCAGTTTCCGAGGAAGTAGTTTCTGAGGAGACTCCAGTTGCTGTCGCCGAAGAGACGCCAGTCAAGGATGAATTAGCAGAGCGAGTTGGTAGTTTAGAGGAAGGCGTCAAAGGGCTGACTGAAAAACTGACCGAGCTAACAGGCCTTCTTGGAGATCTTCAGAAGAGTGAAGACGACCGGATTGCCGAGATGCTAGTTCCTCGTCGGCCTGTAGTTTCCGCTGCCGAAAAAGGCGGCAGCACCAAGGAGTCTGAAACGGTTGCGGCAGTCAAAGAGGCTCTCGGCAAAGCTGTCGAGAATCCCATTGACCCGTACGTTGACGACTTGAGAGGCATTTTGCCGATACCCCAGTCCGGCTAGGACAGGCGCTCTTAGCCAGACAGGATATGCGGTGAACAGGACTTATTCGTTTAATCTATTGTCAAGGAGGAAAACATGGGAGACATTCTAGAAACATTGGCGGAGGCCCTTGCTCCTGCCCTTGCAGCCCAAAATGCACGTAGGTATGGCATAGGACAGAAGCATGATGCTTCCGGCACACCCAGCACTGCGATGCTGCATGGCCCAGGTGGGTTACTTAGTTATCCTGGTGTGGATCCGGTACTGTTCCACACTGTTGTGGGTAACAAAGGAATCCTGGGCGCATTGCCAACATCGCCAAGTCTTTTCACCGACCCGACATACTACACCATCACTGGTGTTCAGGATGATGTGGGAAGCGAAAAGAATACTGTCTGCGAGAACGCGCCGACATCTGGTCTTATCAAGGGTTGTTTGGCGCATTCTGTCTTTGGTCGATACGAGCGAGCCACTCAGGAAGTGGAACTCAACCGACTGGGACAGAGACGAGACCGTGCTGACCCGATGGACTTGACGCTTATCGGTTCACCGATACATACGTCAGGTCTGTTTACTGGCGGCGCGCAGTCGCCAGCAGTTCCTGGTGACCTACTTCGGAGCGAGATTGCACGTCTCTTCTGGACGCGTAACATCAGCATGCATCGACTGCTGAACTTGCAGCTTTGGCAGGGTAACCCAGCCAACAACTCTGCTGGTGGTGGTTATAAGGAACTGACCGGACTTCGTATCCTCATTAACACAGGTTATGTGGATGCCGAGAATGGTACCCGTTGCCCGAGCATGGACAGCGACCTGAAGGACTTCAACTACGCAAGAGTCGATGCCAATGGCGCAGGCTTAGTGAATGCCATTTCTTACTTGTATCACACAAGGTATGACTTGGCAGAGCGTACAGGTGTTCTTCCTGTTCGTTGGGTCCTGGCTATGCGGCCAGAACTGTTCTGGGAAATCACGGCAATTTGGCCTTGCAGCTACCTGAGTTACCGCTGTGCTCCAGCAGCTGGAACTACGGCTGTAATTGATGCTACAGACCAAGTGCGAATGCGCGACGAGATGCGCAATGGGAAGTATCTGCTCATCGATGGTGAGCGGATTGAAGTTATCGTGGATGATGGTATTCCGATGGCTACCAACACCACGAACGCTAATGTCACTTCCGGTTGTGCCGCCAGCGACATCTTCTTGATTCCGATGTCGGTTATTGGCGGTCGTGCAGTGACCTTCCTGGAGTACTTCGACTACACCAACCCCGATATCAGTCAGGCACTGGGCAACATGATTCTTGGTCGCGTT